CGGCACTTAATGCAGAGCAACTTGCAGACAAACTCGCCGGCGCTCTTGCAGGTCGAGCACCAGTTACGGAACGCACCATTCAATAGCCTGCTGGCTGTTTGGGATGCGCTGGACGGTGGCGGTAAAGATCACTCGGCGATGCGCTGGCTGGCGACGGTGGACCGCTACTATCTGCTGGTTAAGCTGCTGGGCCGCACGGACGTTTGGCATCCGTGGCTCTATGATCGCTGCCGGCAGGTAGAGCTGCACCCGGACAACCATCTCGACCTGTGGGCGCGTGAGCACTACAAGAGCACCATCATTACGTTTGCCGGAATCATCCAAGAGATTTTGAAAAGCCCAGAAATCACGGTGGGTTTGTTCTCGCACACCAAGCCCATCAGCAAAGCGTTTCTGGCTCAAATCAAACGCGAATTTGAAGGCAACGAACTGCTTAAAAGCCTGTTCCCTGATGTGCTCTGGGGAAACCCGCAGAAGGAAGCGCCAGTCTGGAGTTTGGACGCTGGCATCGTGGTAAGACGCTCTGGCAACCCGAAAGAGGCGACCATCGAAGCGCACGGATTAATCGACGGACAGCCAACGTCCCGGCACTTTGCGCTCCGGGTGTACGACGACGTCGTTACGCTCGAATCGGTCAGCACTCCAGAGCAAATCACCAAGACGACCGAGGCATGGTCGATGTCTGACAACCTGGGCGTCGCGGGTGGCCGCTGGTGGCACATTGGAACCCGGTACAACTTCGCCGACACCTATGCGCACATCATGGGCACGGGCATCAAACCACGCATTCATCCAGCGACGCACGACGGCACCAAGGACGGACGACCGGTGTTGTTCAACGAAGAGGAATGGGAGCGCCGTTTGCGCACGCAGCTGGAGGCCACCATCGCTTGCCAGATGTTGCAGAACCCGCTGGCCGGCACTCAGCGCTGGTTCAACCCGGATGACCTTCAGACCTATGAGGCGCGGCCTGAGACGCTCATGTGCTATCTCATGATCGACCCGGCACGCTCGAAAAAGAAAGGCTCGGCCAACACCGCGATGGCCGTGGTCGGTATTGATTTCCAAGGCAACAAGTACCTGCTCGACGGTTACGATCACAAAATGGATTTGCTGGAGCGTTGGACGCACATGCGAGACCTGTGGCGGAAATGGCGAGTCGCTCCTGGCGTGATTGGCATCAAGGTGGGATACGAGCGGTTCGGCGCCATCGCGGATATGGACTATTTCGAGGAACGGATTCGCACGGAGAACGTTCAAGGCTTGAGCATCGACCCGCTCGAATGGCCGCATGATTCTCCGGGCTCCAAAGATGACCGGGTCCAGCGACTGCTGCCTGACATCAGAAACCATGCGTTTCATCTTCCGAGAGAACCCGCAGACGACGAGCCTGACATGAGTGCTCAGCAGAAGCGGATGATTGCCCAAGGTTATGATTACCGGGTGGCTCGGCCCATCGTGTATCGGGATGAGAACGGCCAGCTGTACAACCTCAGCGAGCGTTTCAAGATGCAGGTGGCGTATTATCCGTTCTGCGGGCTCAAGGATTTGATCGACGCTGTGTCGAGAATCTACGACATGGATCCAAGAGCGCCCGAATACATCGATAGCGACATCATGGAGCCGGAGTACAGCTAAATGGCACAACAGACAGTAAACGTAGGCACTGTTGCCGGAGACAACACCGGAGATCCTGGGCGCACCGCGTTCCAGAAAATCAACGCCAATTTCGACGAGCTGTATTCATCGACCGCTGGAGCCACCGGGCTCATCCAGCTGTCGAGCGTTTCTGGCACGAACACGATCACGGCCACCGCATCAACTGCGTTTACAACGTACGTCTCAGGCCAAGCGTTTGAACTGATCGCCACAGGAACCAATACCGGCGCGACAACTATCAACGTGTCGTCGAAGGGCGCAAAAACGATTCAGAAACTTGGTGGCACAGCGCTGACAGCTGGCGACATCGTGTCCGGGTCCGCTTACATATTGATCTATGACGGCACCAACATTCAGTTGGTGTCTCCGTCGACCATCCAGACCTCACAGTTGCAAGCGCTGTCGGTCACGGCGTCCATTCTTGGCAACAGCGGGTCTGAACTCGGTTACCGGAACAAAATCATAAATGGCGACATGCGCATCGATCAGCGCCTTGAAGGCGCAGGATTTACGCTGACCGCAGGCGCGTCATTGGTCTATGTCATCGACCGGTTCTATGCGTATTGCACCGGGGCCAACGTAACGGCAAACCGCATTGCAGGGTCTGGCTCTACGCAATATCGATTGCAGCTGATTGGACAGGCCAGCGTCACCGGCATTGGGCTAGCACAACGCATCGAGCAGGCCGACAGTTACGATCTCGCTGGAACAACCTGCACGCTGTCGGTCGACATTGCGAACAGCCTGCTCACAACGGTGAATTGGGCTGCATACTACGCCAACAGCACCAATGCGTTCGGAACGGTGGCCAGCCCAACACGAACGTCTATAGCGTCTGGTTCGTTTACCGTTACCAGTTCCGTCGTCCGTTATTCAACCAACATCAGCATCCCGGCAGCGGCCACCACCGGCATTGAAATTGTGTTTACCGTTGGTGCTCAAATCAGCGGTTCGCTGGTGATTGGAAACATCCAGTTAGAGCAAGGCTCTAACGCGACGCCATTCGAGCGCGTGCCATTTGCCTACCAGTTGATCCGATGCCAACGGTTTTATCAAAAGTCATATAACCAAGGCACCGCTCAAGGAACCGCGACCGTAGCGGGACAGATGGTTGGGCGACAGGGCAGCGCGACTGCGCTTGCAGATTGCCTTACATCGAGATTAGCTCCGGCAATGTTTGCAACGCCCACCGTGCTTTGGTGGTCGCCGGCTACAGGCACGCTTAACCGCATTCGAGACATTACCGGCGCGGCGGATTTGACGTTTTCAGCGGCCAGCGGTTACGAAGGGCAAATGAGCACGGGCTACCCGCAGTTGACCGCCGCAGTAACCGCCAACAACCAACTGGCAGGCCATTGGACTGCGGTGGCTGAGATTCCCTGATGCCAAACAGCAACGCTTGGCAAAATCATCCGACGTTTACCGCTGACACCATTTTAATCAACGCTAGCGGTGCGCCAGGTTATTTCTCAAGCCCCAGCACGCCGTCATCTGGCGGCACTTTCGCACAATGGACGGCGGATGGTTATTACTCGCTGTATTTGTGGCCGGAGGCCAATCAAGTCCGAGGCGTTCCTGCTGACCTCGGTTTGCCAGTCACCACCCGGCAATTCAGCTGGAACGAAATGGCGCGTCGAGCATGGGGCAGCGAGTTCTCCGCACCAGACCACCGAGTTTACGAGTTCTCCAACGGCAGAGGCTTCGACAGCACCGACCGTGGCGACACCGGCTTTTATGAACCACCGAGCACCTAATATGCATGTAATGGAAACCGGAGACCCGGAAGAACGCTCACAGATGGAATTGGCCATGGAGGTCGGCAAAGCGCTGAACCAGCACTATCCCAACCATCCGTGGATTGTGGGCTTTCAAGGTGGCGGGATTGTTGTGCGTCATCTGCTAATTGCCGGTGCGGTTGCCGAAGAACTGGGCCGGGAAGGTTTCGCATCACTTCTGCCACGGAACAAACTGGGCACGCCAAAGGAAATCCAGCGCTCTGCGGTTGAGTTTGGCGGCCAGCTCCTCGAGGCCTTTGGTTTGAAACGTGGCGCATGGACTGGTGAGCCAGCCATTGTGCCGATGTCGTGGCGTTACCGTCAGGAGAGTTTCCGATGAGCGAGAGCACGCAGTCACGGCCACAACCGCCAAGCATTGCAGATCCGAAATCCGGCGACGCACCGTTGTGGATGCTCGGCAGCGAGGAGGAAGACGGCGGCGTACAGCCTGAACAGTACGACTCCGAAGAAGAGTTTGAATACGAGAGCGACGAGCCCAACTGGGCGAGGAGAGCCAAGGATGCATGGCGCTTCTCCACCAGCTTCGTTGACTCGAACTATCGCCGGCTCTGGGACGATTCCATTCGGGCGTTCAACAACCAGCACCCCGGCGACAGCAAGTACAACAGCGAAATCTTTAAGAAACGGTCGCACCTGTTCGTTCCGAAGACTCGGGCCATCGTGCGCAAGAACGAGGCTGCTGCGGCGGCTGCATTCTTCTCAAACCTCGACCGCATCAGCGTCACAGCCCAGAACCAGAACGACCAGCAGGAGCGCGTGTCTGCTGAGGTAATGCAGCAGCTCTTGCAGTATCGGCTGACCAAGTCGATCCCGTGGTTCCAGATTGTTCTTGGCGGTATGCAAGATGCTCAGGTGCAGGGCGCTGCCGTTGCTCACGTGCATTGGCGCTACTCGATGAAGCGTGACGCCAAAGGCAAGCTGGTGCGCAACGAGGACAAGCCGTGCGTTGACCTTATCCCGATTGAGAACTTCCGGTTTGACCCGTCTGCGCATTGGACAGACCCGGTTAACTCGTCGCCGTACCTGATCCATGTCATCCCGATGTATGTGGTCGACGTCAAAGCGCGCATGTCCCGGCCAGACCCCAAGGGCCGTCAGTGGAAATCCTACCCAGACTCAGCGCTGGTTTCGGAGAGTTCAGACGACTCAACCCGGCGCACGCGAGTGGGCAGCCAGCAAGACCCGGCGCTCGAACGGCGCTCAGTTTCTGATTACGACATCTGTTGGGTTCATCGACATGTGCATAGGTGGAACGGCACCGATTATGAGTTCTACACGCTCCGCAGCGAGCGGATGTTGACCGACCCGGAACCGCTGGAAATGACGGTGTTTCACGGGAAACGGCCCTACGTCATGGGTTCGATGATGATCGAGACCCACAAGCCTCTTGCCCAGCCGCTGCCGAATCTCGTGAAAGACTTGCAAGAGGAAATCAACGAGATCAAGAACCAGCGGTTGGATAACGTCAAATTCGTTCTGAACAAGGGTTACTTTGCCAAGCGCGGTAAGAACGTCGACCTCCCGGCGCTGGTGCGTAACGTTCCTGGGCGTGTCGTGCTCATGGACAACCCGCAGGAAGACGTCGTAGAAAACCAATGGCAGGACGTCACTCAATCGGCCTACCTCGAGGAAGACCGCAACACCGCCAACTTCGACGAACTGGTCGGAAACTTCAGCAGCGCCAGCGTGCAAACCTCGAGGTCACCCCGTGAGCCTGCGCGTGCGATGACGCTGCTGCAAGCGCCGGCCAACATGCTGACCGAATACGCTTTGATGACCTACGCCGAGACGTTCGTGACGCCAATCTTGCGCCAGCTGGTTTTGCTTGAGCAGCACTACGAGACCGACCAGAACGTGCTGAACCTTGCCGGCCAGAAGTCGAAGCAGTTCCAAAAGTTCGGCATGGACAAAGTCACTGACGACCTGCTCGAAAAGGAGATGGTCGTAAACGTGAATGTCGGCATGGGCAACACCGACCCCGTGACGAAGATGCAGAAGTTTCTGGCCGGCATCAATTCTTTCGCAGCCGTGGCCGCAAAGCCGCCGCCGGGCATGAATCTGTCCGAAGTCTGGAAGGAAATTGCAGCGCTTTCTGGGTATCAGGACGGCGAGCGTTTCACGATGGGCAACGATCCAGAAATCATGAAACTCCAGCAGCAGAATCAGCAGCTCATGCAGGCGATTCAAAAACTGATGGCAGAGCGCAAGGACAAGAGCGAGGCCAATCAGGTCAAGGTGGACACCAACCGAGAAAACAACATCGTCAAATTGTTGCTGGCCGACAAAGAAGACCAGCACCAAAACGTTCAACTGTACGCAAAGCATTTGGCCATGAAGGACATGTCGGAGCATCAGCAACCAATGCAGCCACCCGCTGGTGCAGCACCAGCAGGCGGCCAACCGATGCCGAGACCGCAGTCTCCAGCGCAGGCCATGCCAGGACAAGGTTTACCCGGCGCTGAACAAATGGGGGCCATGCAAAGATGAGGTCGCTAGATCCAGCTGATCCGACAGTCAACGCAGCGGTTTTCGGTAAACAGGTTGAAGCGTTTTTGACCAGCGACCTCGGCGTTTACCTACTGGGCAAATCAGAACAGGAAGAGGCAAAGGCGGTCGAAAATCTGGTGAGCCGTGCGCACTCTATGGCAATAAAAGAAATTCTGGCGGAGCAGTCCGCCATTGAAAGGGCGCGGAGTTTCCGCGATTGGTTAGCCTATGCCGTGCAAGACGGCTTACAGGCTTTGGAGATGTTGGAGCAAGAACAATGATGACCGACGAAGAAGCAAAACGAGAGCAAGAGGCCAAGGCTGCGAACGACCAGCGCAACAACGAGCGACTGGAGCGGCTCAACGCTATCGCCAATCAAAATGACGAATCTGGCGAATTTGACGACGTCGAAGACGAGTCTTGGGAAGACTCGAGCCCGGCAGAGACCGACGTCCCGGACGCTGAGCCAGAGGAAATCACCGAGGCCCGCAGCCATGGCGCTGACGATGTGCGCGAGACTAACGGTGAGACGTATTACCGCATCATCGTAAACGGGCAAGAGCGCTGGCTGACGCTCCAGCAATTGCGCGAAACGTCATCTAAGGTTACCGCCGCCGACGAATACTTGCGCAATGCCAAACAAGCAATGCAGAATGTCGGCGTGGCTCCATCTACGGACGAGCCGCAAAGCCGCGAAAGCGGCGTCCGCGACGTGCTCACGCGGGCCTTGATGGGTGAGCAAGAAGCCATTGACGAGTTGGCACGGAGACTTGACGGGACGCCATCCAAAACGGACGTGCTCCGCTCTGTGGACGAACGCATAGATGGTCGGTTGACGTTTCGGCAAGCAGTCGATTGGTTTGAGACTGAATACGCCGACACGCTGAGGGTTGAGCCAGTACGGCAGCGAGCCGTGCAGGTGGACGCAGAACTGGCGAGTCAGAATCCCGATATGGATTTCAAGGCTCGGCTGAAGATGGTGGGCGATGACGCCAGAACCTATCTCCAGCAGCTGCGCAACCAACTTGGCGTTGTCGCTCGGGATTCAGGCAAGAGCCAGAAGGAAGCTCGCAAGGCGTCGGTTCGCAGTTTGCCAGTTGCCGGAGGTCGGCAATCGGACGGCAGCGACGAAGGAGACGACGAGACCTATGAGAGCACCATTTCTAAAATGGCGAGCGCTCGGGGTCAGGGTCGACCGATCATACACAAACGTTCATAGGAGGCCGAAATGGCTGGTCAAGTCTGGGCTGTAAACTCGCTGGGCGGCTTTATGTATAGCCGCCAGCTTTCCAACGTGCTGCGTGCCAACGTGCAGCCGCTCGTCAAATTCCGTCAGTTCGCCGACGTCCACGACATTTCTCAGCAGGGCAAGAAGAAGGGCGACCTGTTCACTTGGGACGTGTTTTCCGATGTGGCGACCGCTGGTGCGGTGCTGACGGAAACCAACACGATGCCCGAAACGAACTTCACGATTGTCCAGGGCACGTTGACGATTACCGAAGCCGGTAACTCGATTCCGTACTCCGGCAAGTTGGACAATTTGTCGAAGTTCCCCATCGAAGATGTCATCAAAAAGGTTTTGAAGAACGACTGCGTCAAGTGGCTCGACCGTGCCGCTTGGACTCAGTTCAACCAGACCCTGCTGCGCGTGGCTCCCACTGCCGGCACCAGCACGACAGCCGTTACCTTGACGACCAACGGCACGGCCACCATTACCAACTCGGTTGCCCTCAACAACAACCATGTTAAGGCCATCGTTGACACGATGAAGGAACGTAACATCCCGGCTTACATTGCCGACGATTACTATTCCCTTGCGTGGCCGACGACGCTCCGTACGCTTAAGAACAACCTCGAAACCATCCACCAGTATTCGGATACGGGTTTCGCGTTGATCATGAACGGCGAAATCGGGCGTTACGAGAACGTACGTTTTATTGAGCAAACTTCCGTAGCCAAAGGCACCGGCACAGACGGTATCACCACCACGGCGTGGTCTGCTGGCGCGTCGGACTGGTGTTTCTTTTTCGGCAACGACACCGTGGCTGAAGCCATCGCGGTGCCTGAAGAAATGCGCGGAAAGATTCCGACGGACTACGGTCGAAGCAAAGGCATAGCGTGGTACTACCTCGGCGGTTTCGGCATCGTCCACACTCTCGCTACGAACGTTCGTATCGTGAAGTGGGATTCAGCGGTTTAAGGAGCAGCACACATGGCACTTAACAACACTCAGACCAATTTTGGTTACGACCACGCGAGCTATCTGGCTCGCGGCACTTGGAACGCCACCATCGCCGCCGGTTCTGGTAGCACGCTGAAGTTCGTGGCTCACGCCAACCTTCAGCTGATGGCCGTCACTGCGACGCTGGCGACCGCTGGGACTTCCACCTACACGAAGACTCAGTATTACAACAACGGCTCGAACACGTTGACCGTTCACGTTGCTAACAACCAGTACACGGTTACCCGTATCACGAACACCGCTGCTTCTGGTGCTGCGGCGTCGTTCAGCACGACCACTCAGGCTCAGTTCTCGCCGGATATTTATTCGACGGTGAACGCTGGCACGAGCACGGGCGTGGCGGGCTCTTGGTACACGCAGGCGCTGAATAGCAGCACCGGCACCGCCGGCCTGTACGGCGTCACGGTGCTTCAGGGCGACACCATCACCATCACGGCGGGCACTGACGCGACTGCGGTTGCGCACTTCGTTGTGGATTGGCAGGTGCAGCCGCTCGCGAACCTCACGGCTTAATTGGAGTAATTCAAATGCCGAAATTAAATCAGCAGGGCAAGCGCCAGTACGAAACTCCGCAGGTGACTGCGGAGCAGCTGGCCACCAAAATGTTCGGTGATATGTCTCCCAACATGGAAGACGTCATCAAGTCGGCGAACGCTCGTGGGCAGTCTCGCCATGAGATGAAGAACACCGAAGTGGCCGACGTCGATGTGTTGCCGGATTCTGCGCAGATGGTGCGCAACGAGATGGTGGGCGTGCGTGACAACGGGTATCTGGCCAAGAAGGGCCTGATGTACGGTGTCAATGCGTTCTACAACTCTCTGCCACCGGGAATGGACATCGAAGATCAGGAACTGGCCGACATCCGCGAAATGAAAATGGTCGCATATGAGGGCGGCATGAGCTTTCCCGGTGACGGCTGGACGATGCGCACTGAGGGCTCTCAGATGCCTGACACGTTGGACATGGGCCGGCGCGACATGACCAACAAGAAGGGCTCTGCCAAAATCTAATCGGAGCACCCAGCCATGCCAAAAGTTGTGCAGGAAAAGTTTCAGGTCACATTCGGAAACGACTATGACTCGAAGGCCGAGGCCGACCATGGCTGGGTCACTGATTTTGAGATGCGGGCCAAGAAGGGAAATCCCGGTCGAGAAGGGAAAGCGGGCGGCGACCATGACAGCCGCCCGATGAACAACGCAATGTTCTTTAATTCTCTGCCTCCGGGCATGGACATTGAAGACCAAGAGCTCGCCGACATTCGCCAGATGGGCATCAACACCGCTGGCAACATGCCGGATTCGTTAGCGCAAGGCGACGTCACCAACTTTGAATTGGATGCCACCTCGCTGCGGAACGGGTTCCACAAAAAGGCGTTGCTTCAGACTGACGACGAGTACACCAGAGAGCATAACGACGCTTTCTATGATGACGTCGGCGGGTTCGTTGAGCGCAACAATTATCTCGACAGGTTGTAAGCCATGCCAGTCACGCCTCCAGCGAATATAAATCCGGTTGGGATTTGCGCCATCGACCCGACAAGCGGGTTGGTGTACTCACCCGGCTGCGCGAACTATTCGGTCATCAGTACGGCAGGAACAACGACGATTGACGTTGGCCCTGGCGTGTTTTACGGCATCAATTGCATCAGCACCGGCACAACGTGGACGCTGACGCCATACGACGTTCGAGTATCGGGCACCACCACGACCACCAACACGCTTAACGCCACGCAAACGGCGAGCGCCACGGGGTTCCAAGCGAATCCGGGGCCGGGCGGTACTGGCGTTCAGTTCATCGGTTCTTTGATCGTCGTTACTTCCGGTACGCCGGGGATTTGGAACGTGTTGTGGGATTGAAATTGGACCCCGACCAGCCGCACGGCGTCATCTATTCGGGCGGCGCATACGAGGGCCGTTACGAACAGAATGGCATGATTTTCAAGGCGGATGGCGAGCCGTTAGAGCCGCCGGTTGACCAATCGGTTGACCAATCGCTAGACACATCTCCCGATGCGCCGACCGAGCGCCGTAAGCGTTCCTAAATTCCTCCAGAGCCCTCCAAGCTCCCCCTCTGCCCCGGTTCGCCGGGGTTCTTTTTTTGTATCATTGACGAAATCAAAAAACGAGGAATGAGCCATGGTTTGGAGAGCAGACGATCCGCAGGGCAACGAGTCAGGGAAAATCGTGTGGGAACTCCCACGCTGGACGAGAGGCCGAGTCCTCGATGTCGGATGCGGGCCGAATAAGGGATTCCCGCATTTCATCGGATTAGATTCTGGCGCTGACATTCAGCTTTTCGGCATTCAGATGAAACCCGACATCTGGATTGAGGACGCCGCCAATCTTGTGCTGTTCGGCTCTGAGGCATACGACGCCGTCTATACTTCTCATCTCCTTGAGCACATCCATCCTGACAAGGTTGGCGCGTGCCTTGAGGAATGGTGGCGCGTGCTGAAAGTTGGCGGCTATCTGGTGCTCTACCTGCCGCATGAGGATTTATACCCAAAGGTCGGCGAACCGCACGCCAATCCAGACCACAAATGGAACGTGAACGAACAGCGCTTGTTGTCGTACATGCGGCCAGTGGGTTCATGGGATTGCCGGGTGCTGGAGCAGCGCAACGAAGGCATGGAATACAGCCTGTTTGCCGTGTTCGAGAAGCTGCCTATGCCAGAACGCTCTACGAAGGCCAACAAGGCGTTCCAGTGGCGCTACAGCCACCAGAGGCCAAAGCCTGAGAGGACGGCGGCTGTGGTGCGCTACGGGGCGTATGGTGACATCCTGCAAGCGTCCAGCGTGTTCGCCGGTCTGAAGCGTCAGGGTTACCACGTTACGGTGTTTTGCTCGCCACCGGGCAGCGATGTGATCAAACACGATCCCAACGTTGACGACTTCTACTATCAGGACGTCAATCAAGTACCCAACGAAAGATTGGGAGACTTCTGGGGGCACCACAGGAAGAAGTTCGATAAGTGGGTTCAGCTGAGCGAAAGCGCCGAAGGCACGCTGCTGCCGATTCCTGGGCGGTTCATGTACGAGGTGCCGCCGGCTGTGCGTCATCGCATGTGCAACGAGAACTATCTCGAATTTCAGCACGATTGCGCCAAAGTTGAGCACAAGCCAGCCGTAAAGTTTTTTGCGCTACCAGAAGAAACTTTATGGGCCAAGAAGCAACGTTCTGAGATGGGCAAGTTCGTGATTGTCTGGGCGCTGGCCGGGTCATCGGTGCATAAAACGTGGCCATATATCGATACCGTTTTCGCTCGTCTGTTGATTGAGTTTCCAGAGGTTCACATCGTCATGGTGGGCAGCGAGGCCGGGACGATCCTTGAACAGGGATGGTTTGAGCCAGACCCGGAAACGGGTCAACCGAAACGCATCAAGGGCATGAAAATCAAAACAGAGCCGAGAGTCTGGCCGATGTGCGGAGAATGGAAAATCCGGCAAACGCTGGCATTTACGTTGCTGGCCGATATGGTCATCGGGCCGGAGACTGGCGTGCTTAATTCGGTCTCTCACGAACCGATGCCAAAGGTGGTTTTCCTAAGCCACAGCAGCGCCGATAATTTGACGCGAGACTGGGACAACACCACACCGCTGATGGCAGCAAACACGCACTGTCCGGGGCGTGGTAAGAATGAAGCGCCGGCCTGCCATCAGTTGCATTACAACTGGGGCGCTTGTCAGCAGGCTAAAGACGCTGACGGAAACCTGATGGGCGTGGCGCAGTGTCAAAGTGAAATCACGGCTGACATGGCTTACGATGTGATTTATCCGATCATAAAAAAGGCGCTTAACAAATGAGCACCAGCGGCACCTACGCATTTACGGTTACGCGAGACGAAATCATTCGCGAGGCCATGCTAAACATTGGCAAACTGGATGCCTACGGCACCATCGATGCGCAGGAAACCACCGACTGTTCGCGCAAATTGAACATGATGGTAAAACAGTGGATGGGCCGGTATGACTTCGCTCCTGGCCTTAAAGTCTGGACTCGGCAGCGCGGCGATTTGTTCCTGTCGTCGACCAAGTACCGCTATTCTCTCGGGCCATCTGGTGACAACTGGGCGGCAGGCGTCACGGCTGTTTCTGGTTCCAACTACGCAACGAATACGACCAGCGCATCCGCAGCTGCTGCCGCCACCAGCATTTCGTTTACCAGCACCAGCAACTTCACCGCTGGCGACTATGTGGTCATTCAGTTGTCTACCGGCGACATTCAGAGCACGACGGTGGCGAGCAAGACGTCGACCTCAATCACGCTTAGTGCAGCGCTGACGGCAGCGGTTAACGGTGGAGCTTATGTCTGGAACTACACCACCAAAGGGCAGCGCCCGCTAGAAATTGTCACGGCGATTTTGCGGGACGTCAGCGCATCAGATTCGCCGTTGGATTTTATGACGGTGCAGACCTATGAGCAGCTGCCGACCAAAACGAGCAGCAACTACGTCAGCGATCCGACTGCGATTTACTACGAGGCGCAGCTGACCAACGGCAATCTCTACATCGACTGTGGTGGCGCTCAGGACGTCACCAAGGTCATCCACATCGTTTATCTGCGCCCAATTCAGGACTTTAACGCAGCGCTGGATAACCCCGAATATCCTGCCGAGTGGTTCAACGCTTTGTGCTGGGGATTGAGCAAACAGATATGCCCGATGTTTAGCGCTGTGTGGACGCCGGAGATGGATGCGAACTACAGCGAAGCGTTGGCCTATGCTCGCGAGGCAAACCCGGACACGACTGAAATCTATTTCCAGTCGAATCAGTACATGCCATGAGGGTTTATCCGCTGTTCGGTAATGGGATTGCGGGCCATTCGTTCCCGGTCACTCGGCAGCGCCGGCTGAATTGTTATCTGGAGAACAGACCGGATGGGGACAAGGCGAAGGTGGTGATATTTGGCACGCCAGGGCTAAATCTAAAATTCACGCTGGCCGGTGTTGTGCGAGGAATCCTTGGCACTGAGTCCAATTTGTACGCGGTGATCAATGGTAATTTTTATTCGTTAAACAGTTCTGGCGGGACGGTTTACACAAGCAGCCTGATTGCCAGTGTGTTTGGCAACGTGTCGATGGCGAGAGATCCAGATCAGATCGTGATGGTCGATGGCTCAAAAGGCTACATTTTCAAAACCAGCACCCAAGCGCTGGCGCAAATCACATCGGCAGGCTTCCCGAATGGTGCCAAAACCGTCGCATTTGTTGGCGGTTATTTTGTGTGCGAGAAACCGGGCACTCAGTATTTTTTCTGCTCGGACACGTTCGACGGTTCCACATGGAGCGCTTTGTCGTATGCGGCTGCCAGCCAGTATTCAGACAACATTCTGGCCGTAGATTCTTTGGCCGGTAATCTGGTGGTGTTCAGCGAGCGCCACACCGAATTTTGGCAGAACGTCGGGAGTTCTCCGCAGCCGTTCGCACCGATACTTTCAGTGACCAGCGAATATGGCATAAACGCGATATATAGCCGAGGCCACGTTGGCAGCACGTTGTTATTCTTGGCGCAAAACCCGCAGGGCACCAGTCAGGTTTGCCAGATAACAGGTTACACCGTGGCCGTGGTCAGCACGCCCGACCTTGATGACATCATCTCCGGGTTTTCAACCGTTGCTGATGCCACATCGCTGACGTACGTCATCAACGGCCACCCGATGTATCAATTGACGTTCCCAACGGCTAACCGTTCTTTCCTGTACGACCTAAGCACTGGTATATGGTCGGAAACGCAAAGCGGTGTGCCCACCGGTTACGCGCAGCGTCACATCGGACAGCTGTCGACGACGTATCAAAACCAAGCGCTGATCACCGACTACATAACCGGCAAGGTGTACACGATCGACGAGAACACCTACACGGACAACGGGCAGACCATCGTGCGCGAATTGGTCACCAGACATGGGACCCAAGACTTCAACATGATTACCGTGGCCGAGTTCTATCTGGACATGGAAACCGGCGTGGGCCTGCAATCTGGCCAAGGCAGCGCACCGCAAATCACGATTGATGTGTCAAAGGACAACGGGCGCACTTGGAGCAATCCTCGCTTGCTGTCGATTGGTGCTGTTGGCAAATACATGACTCGCGTTATCGCTCGGCGATTTGGCTCTGCGCGAGACTTTGTGTTTCGCGTACGCATGACCGACCCGGTGAAATTCGTGGTGACAGAGGGCGCCGCGGTTGTGCAGGAGCGCAAACAGTGAGCTTTCCGCCAGTTCCATCCACCGAAATCACAAAGGATGGGCGGAACCTTTCTCCCGCGTGGATTGCGTTCTTTTCTCAGGTTTTCAGTAACGGCGGCATTTCCTCTTCAGCTGTAAACGCAGGAACGCCAACGTTTAGCGGAAACGTCACGGTTACCAATTTGACGGTTACCGGCACCGCATCTGTTGCCGGAGCGGCGGGGTTTAGCAGTCCTGTGGCGTTTTCCAATTCGGCGGCATTTGCGGGAGACGCGACGTTTGCCGGGACGTTTCAAGCGTCTGCGGCGTCGAGCTTTAACGGCGCGACCAATTTCAACTCATCCGCTCAATTCAACAGCACGACTACGTTCTCCGCAGCCAGCTCTGTGTCGTTTCTGCATGGCTTCACATCGACCACTGGCACGTTTACATCGACCATCACCGGCACCACGCTGACGCTGTCCGGTCTTGCGACGTTCAACGCCGGAGCCACAGGCACTAACGGATCATTTACGACTGGCTCTCTAGCCAGCTATTCGTTTTCGGGCGACGACATGACCTCAACCGGAGCGACTGGCGGCGCAGGTCAAATGAATTTCTACACGCTAAACACAGACATTCCGGCGTCCGTTTTGGCGATGAACATCGACAACCAGCAGCGGCTGAACTTTCCGGCGGTTTCGTTAATTGGCGGGCCGCCAGGGGCAAGTAATCCAATCAATTTCTACCAGCAAGGTCGGTCGTTTGAGGACAACCTCAGTCCGCCGTCTGGGTCTAACACCGAAGCCGTAGCCAACTATTTTGCAGCCAACACGCTGTCTGCCACCAACACCGGCGTGACCTATACCTACGGCACGACCATGTACATCGGTGGCGCGATTGTTGCCGGCACCAACGTCACCATCAGCGAGAAACTGGCGCTCTGGGTCAACAGCGGAAACTCATTTTTTGCCAACACGTTCTACGTTGGTACTGGCGCTGGCAGCGTAGCGACGTCAAACGCCACGGGCGCTTTTGTTTCTCAGGGCGTGCTGGGCTACGGCAAGGATTCGGTTGGCAACTCATCCGGCGGCGCGGTTACGCAGGGCACATCAAAGACGCAGGGCGTGACGCTCAACAAAGGGTGCGGCGTCATTACGATGAACGCAGCGGCGCTCAATGCCGGGGTTTCCGTTGAGTTCGTGCTGACGAACAGCTACATCGCCGCCACCGACACCATCGTTTGCAACATGGGGCCGGGAGGGACTGCGTCGACCTATCTGGTGCAGTGCCAAGCAGTGGCCGCTGGAAGTTGCCGGTTTCGCGTGACCAACTACAGCGCGACCAACAGGTCGGAGGCCTGCGTGGTCAATTTTTCAATCATAAAAGCAGTAAATTCGTAGTGGAGGAGCTGATGCGAAACTTTCAATTTGTGACCAATTTCGACCCGGTAACCTTGTTGCACCAAGTGCAGCGCAAACCGGATTTGTGGAACGAGAACACGTTGCGCACGACGCACGATGGGACTCCCCACAAACAGGTAGATGACATCTGGGTGAGGTTTAACGACTTGAGCGAGTACGAGAACAACCTGGCGGGTGTGATCGACGAGCACGAATCCATGTGGTATCCGCCAATCTACGAACTACCTGCGGTGCGCCCGATTGTGTTTGGCCTGATGGCTCGCGTTGAAGGCGAGCGTCTGGGTCGTGTTCTCATCACCAAATTGGCACCGGGCAAGGTGATTGCGCCACACGAAGACAGCGGCAGCCATGCCAGTTATTACGAGCGGTATCACTGCGTGTTGCAGGGCTTGCCGGGCTCGTTGTTTCGTTGCGGGAATGAAACCGTGACGATGCGCACGGGTGAGGTCTGGTGGTTTAACAATGCCATTGAGCATGAAGTGGTAAACAACTCGGCAGACGACCGCATTCATTTGATTGTGGACATCCGATGCTGACGTTACAGGTCGAGTCGTTCACCGAGCTGCTGGACGAACTCAAGCCGTTGTTGCCGCTCCATTGGGAAGAACTGGCGATCAACAAAGACAAAGTGCCACTAGATCCGCAGTTCGACGTCTACATCCGGCGAGAAGCCGCTGGCGAGGTCATGATGGTGACTGCTCGGCGAGACGGGGCACTGGTCGGATACTTCATCGGGTTCGTGGCTCCCGGCCTGCATTACAAAACGTGCCTGACGCTCATCATGGACATTTTCTTCATCCATCCGAGTGCGCGTAACGGATTTGCAGGGGTGAAACTTTTCAGAGCGGTTGAGGCAGAAGCAAGGCGTCGGGGCGTGCAACGGATCATAGTTGGGAGCAAAATACACGCCGACGCATCGATTTTGTTTGAGCGCCTGAGCTATTCGCCTGTTGAGACGTACTACGCAAAATGGATAGGGGACTGACATGGTATTTGTAGCGGTTGCGATTGGTGTATCTGGCGTGGCTGGTGCAGCGGGGAGCATTGTTGCTGGCTCAGAAGCGGCGGATGCCACAGAGAACGCCGCAGCCATGCAAGTTCAGGCTCAACGTGAAGCGCTGGCCCAGCAAGAAAAGCTAAGCGCTCCATATCGAGGCTTGGGCGAGTCTGCTATTCCTGCCTATCAACGTTTGCTTGGCATTGGGCCAAATGGCCAGCAACTTAGCCCACAGCAAATCAGCCAGCAGCTAACGCAAATGCCGGGCTATCAGTTTCAGTTGACTCAGGGTCTTGAGAACACCAAACGACAAGCCGCAGCGATGGGCCTTGGACTTTCTGGCAACACGTTGCAGGCGCTGGACAAATACTCGCAAGGCTTGGCGTCGACGTCATACCAGAATCAACTTGAGAACCTGCTTAATCCCATAAAAATCGGCCAGGCGTCGGCAGCCAATCAAGCAGCAGCGGCAGGGCAGACAGGTGCGAACCTGTCCAACATATACGGGGCAGAGGGACAGAATCAGGCAAACATTGCGATGGGTACGGCGCAAGGCGTTACAAACGCGATCGGTGGTGCGGCCAACAATTACGTCACCATGAACACTTTGAAGGGTTTGCAGGGCGGCGGCGGAATTGGAAGCACGGGCGGGTTCAACAACTTTAACTCCTACGCATTGGGAGGTTATTAATCATGCCTATAAATCCGTCAGACATTTCCAATATCGGACTGGCCGGAGGCAACCCGGTTGAGGCTATGGCGCAGGGTTACAAGTTGGCCGATTTGGTCGATCAGCGCCAGATGAACAAAATGAAAATGCAGGGCTATCAGCAGGAAATGCAGGACGCCCAAACCCTGAAAAGCCTTGCCAGAAATTACGACCTGAGCACAGAAGAAGGTCGCACGGGGTACGCGGCAGCCGCCACCAAGGTCGATCCGGCAAAAGGAATGGAAGCGCTCAAGGCTTTCACGGAAATGGACACCAAGCAAAACGACCTCGCTAAAAGCCAATATGAGGTGTTCGGCAAGAAGCTGGAACTCGAAGCGCAGGCAGTGGCACCGATTTGGCAGCAGGCGAGCCAGATGCAGGCTCAGGGTCGCAGCCAGCAGGAAATCGACGCAGCGCTTTTACCATCAATCTCCCAGACGCTTAAAACGTTGTCGCAGCAAACGCTGCCAAACGGCAAGCCGGTGTTGTCTCAAGAGGAAATCACAGGTTTCAGCCAAAAGCTTCAAAGCGGCAACATCAAGGGCGCTCTCGACGGCATCATGATGAGCCATTCCAAGGGTGCCGAATGGTTGAAGATGCAGCAGCAGAAGTTTGGAACCACCAAAACGATGACTGGCGAGCAAGGCCCTGGCGTCTATCAGCAGAACTCAACCACTGGCCAATGGACGAAGGTGGGCGGCCTTGCACCGACCGCTGCCGAGCGTGGTGGTGGGGCGGCTGGTGGCGGTGGTGCGGCACCTCTTTCAGGAAACGCAACGGATTTGATTATTGACCGCATCAAAAATGGCGAATCTGTTGGCGATGCAACCAAAGGATTGGGGCCGTTGGCAAAGCGCCAAGTGGTCAACCGAATGGGAGAGCTGGCAGGGCAAACGGACGAAAACGGCGATCCGCTGATTGATGCAGAAATGCTTTTCAATGCAAGGATTGAAGCGGGTGCGCTCAAAAAAGCAACTGAAACCGCTGGAACTCAAGCGGGCAGACTGAAAATAGCCGAAAAGGAACTTGACCAATTTGCAGCGCCTGCCTTAGCCGCATCAGCAAAAGTGCCGAGAGGAAGTTTTGTTCCGCTGAATAAATTGAACCAGACGATTGATTCGGCGATTAGCGATCCGAATCTTCGCGAATTCAAAATGTGGGCAAACAGCTTGTCGAACACCTACGACCAGATCGCCGGTCGAGGTGGCACCGATGTTGAGAAACGCGCAGAGGTTCGAGATTTGCTTAGCACGGCACCGGACGCCGAATCCTTCAAACGGGTTATTGATGTTATGCGCCAAGAATTGAAAGGCGCAGAAATTGCCACCGCAGAGGCCATGCAAGCCGGGTCGTATCGGAATCAAGAGAACGAAGGCGGTGCGCCAAAGCAAATCACGACCGATGCTGAATTCAATGCGCTTCCGTCCGGCGCAGTGTTCCTCGATCCAAACGGCAAACAGCGGAGGAAGCCGTAATGCCTGCGGCGTGGGAGTCTGCGCCACTGGTAAATGATGCTCCGTCAGGAACAGGGAAAGCGGCGTGGGAGTCTGCGCCATTGGTCGAGGAATCAGCGCCACAAGCCACGCAGGAAGCGCCAGCGGGCCGAAGCGCACTAGGCGAACCACTACAGACCCCTGAGCGAACCGGATTTGGAGGCGGCGCTTTAGATATTGCACAAGGCATGGTTGAGGCACCGTTGTCGGCGGTGACCGGACTGGGCGCTTCTGTCGTGGGCGGATACCGTGGCATTGCCGATTACTTGCAAAGAGCAACGCCGGAAGAGCGGGCTAAAACGGTTGAGGAAACACAGCAGAAATATACTTATCAACCGCGTGGCGCTGTTGGTCAGGCCATCAACGCAGATTTAAGCAAAGCGTTTGGATTGTTAAATGTTCCCGGTGAGAAATTGGGTGAGGCTGGATATCCTGCGGCAGGGGCGGCTGTTACTGGCGCAGCGCAGACGCTTCCCATGTTATTGGCTCCAGAAGCTCGTGGAGCGGTAGTCAACGCGGCCAAAGGAATCTCACAAACCGCAAAGGCAATTCCTGGGCGATTTGCTGAATACAAAGCGAAAGGCCCAATAGGCAGCCAAGTGGGCGCGGTGGGTAATGTTGGCGCTGCTGGCCCTGCTGGTGCTGGCGGAGCTGCTGGCTCTGCTGGTGGTGCGCAGCCGCCGAAGATGATGTCGGCAGAGGCAAGCGCTTTACGTCGAATCGCCATGCAAGTTCGGAGAGAATATCCAGACGACTCGCCGGCAATGTTGGCAGACCGATTGAGGCAAATGTCTGGGCTATCCGGCGGTGAAGCGCGGGTGGCCGATGTTGTCGGTAGAGATTTGCTTGATTTGGTGGCATCTCTTCCCGGAGAAACGCCAAAAGGATGGGCAGACGTCAGACTTGAAAGAATTAAGGGCCGTCCTGAGCGTCTTGATCCTGTCGTCAATTACCTTAACGGCAAATTAGGCCGAGCGGGCGATGTTACTGAGGCGCTTACAAAACAGCAAAAAGCAGACGCCGGCCCGCTATACGACAAGCTGCACGCCACATCTGTGGAGGTCACTCCCGAATTGCTCGACATGTTGCAATCCATGAAACAACTTGGCGCCGTGGGACAGGCGCAAAAATTGGCCGTTGCAGAACGCCGGCCACTCACGGTGACTGACAAATATCTGGAAGACGCGCAACAACAGGGAATCACTCAACCTTTATCAATGCGGGATTTGGACATCGTCAAAAGAGGCATGGATGACGCCATTGAGGCCGCCAAAGAAAACGGCAGGCCCACCACGCTATCTCGTGCTATGACGCAATTAAACAATCAATACAAATCCCTGCTTGATAACGAAACTGGTGGTCTTTACGGAGACGCACGAGAAGCGTACGCAGGGCCCGCCGCAATCAAATCCGCTATTGAACAAGGCCGCAATCTGTGGAGCGGCACAGCCGAAAGCATGCGGGCCACGCTCAAAGGAATGTCGGAATCAGAACGACAAGGATTTCGTGTCGGCGCGGCTGAATCATTTAGAGAAACCATTGGAAGCCCAGCTGGCCAAAATAAAGTCCTCAACTTATGGAAAGACAGAACCATAAGAGAACGGCTGAGAGAAGTTTTCGGAAATGAAGAACAGTACGATCGTGCTGTTCGCTTGATAGAAAACGAATCCAAAATCAAAAGCCTTGAGTCGGTTGCGCAAAACTCAAAAACGTTCGGCAGGGAAGCGATGGCAGATGACGCCGCCCTGCAAACGATTGAGGATCTGTCCGAAATGGGCAAGGTGGTTGCGGGAGGTGGTTGGGATACGGCGGTTAAATGGGCGTTGAAAAACATGCGACGCTTGACCATGCGAGAGGAAACCCGAAACCAGATAGGAAAAATGCTTTTAAGCAAAGATGAAGCAATTTTCAGTCAAATAGAAAAAGCGATGGATGAGGCCGCAAAAGCGAAAGAGCAACGCGGTAAAGCCACCAAAGCAGCAGCGCAAGCCGCATTCACCTCGCCAGCAGTGCAAACTCTTCAAACCATGCCGGGGTATCAGGGCAAATGAAAATCCTAGTCCTTGAGCACGAAGATGCCGGCTGCGGATTGGATTTCGTCCTGCGCTGCGTCTCTGCCGGCCATCAAGTGCGTTACTGGCTGTCGCCTAACGCATCACCACACATTGGCCAAGGCTTTAAAGGCATCGAGTTCATCAAGAATTGGACCGGCTCTGCCAAGTGGGCCGACCTCGTGTTCTGCACCGGCAATGACAAGTACATCGACAGGCTAGAGTTCTTCCGCAAGCAGGGCGTGTGCGTGTTCGCCCCATCGGTTCAGTCGGCACGGCTGGAAATCGACAGAGCCTACGGGATGAAGTTTCTGGACGAGCACGGCATTGAGTGCCCGGAGCACCAGACTTTCAAGACGCTGGCCGACGCTGAGAAGTTCGCACGCAAATCTGACGAGCGGTACGTTTTCAAAACGCTTGGCAGCGAGGAGGACAAAAGCCTGTCCTATTGCGCCAAATCGCCTGCCGACCTTGTGGCGCGTCTCCAGCGCTGGCAGCGGATGGGGATGGTCCTAAAGGGGCCGTGCATGCTTCAGAGGTTTATTCCTGGAGTGGAGTTTGCCGTCAGCGCGTGGATGGGCAAAGATGGCTTCATCGGCCTTCCTAACGAAAATTTCGAGCACAAGAAGTTACTCAGCGGCAACTGCGGGCCCAACTGCGGCGAGGCCGGTACGGTCATGAAATACTGCGCCGACTCGACGCTGTTTGAAGAGGTCTTAAAGCCCCTCGAGGACTCGCTCGTTAAACTTGGCCATTTTGGTGACATCGACGTTAATTGCATTATTGACGAGGATGGGAAAGCGTGGCCGCTTGAGTTCACTGCTCGACCCGGATGGCCTGCGTTCAACATCATGATGGCGACGACCAAAGGAGATCCGGCGGAGTGGATGCGCGACGCTTGCTATGGCGAGGATACTCTGGAAGTGAGCACGGCTATTGCGGTTGGCGTGGTCGTGGCGCAACCGGATTACCCGTACAGCAAGGCGACGCAAAAGGAAGTGATCGACATTCCGATCTATGGCGTCACGGCCAAGAACCGGCGCTTTATCGCTCCCCAGTCAATCAAGATGGCATCAATGCCTGACATGGACGGTGAGCAGCTGGTCGACCGAGAGATGTGGGCCACCGCTGGCGATTATTTATGCGTCGTGACCGGCACCGGGCGCAGCATCAAGCAGGCGGCTGAGCGCGCATACAAAGTCGTGGATGACCTCCACATTGCCGACATGATTTACCGGGACGACATCGGCGAAAAAATTGCCGAAGAACTTCCGAAGTTGCAGGAACACGGATACGCAACCGAATTCGAGTACGAGTAAAAAGCCATGGCCTATTATCAAAGCCCCATCGCATTTCAGCTGCAATCGTTCACCAATTCTGGCGTGATTCTGAGCGGCGGCCTGATTTACACCTATATCGCCGGCACAACCACCGCACAGGCGACGTATACCGATTCTGG